GTTGAGGGCTTTTGAGAGCGCGGCCCGACGTGTGTCACTGCCGTTTTTGACCGGGGCTCTGTACCGTGTTGCGGGGCTCGCAGAGGGCTCCGGGCAGCACTCTGCTGCCGTCCAAGCCCTCATGGGCGTGGCCAAGCTGCATGGGCTCCTCGTGGACAGGCAGCAGGTGGACCTGCTGGTCCGCCGCCCCAGCGCGAGCCCCGAGGCTCCCGACGAGATGAGCGAGGCCGATTGGCTCGCGCATCACGCACCTATACTTGAGGGCTCTATAGTAGAAGAGCCCTCAAGTATTGATATACTTGACCCAAGTATAGCTATACTTGGGCCAAGTACAGAGGACAGTATAGATTAATTCAACGCTAGGTTGTGAAAAGAAAAAGCATAACGAAATCAAGGGCTTAGACGATTACACCCGGGGGTTGTACCCGAAAACAGGGGGGCCTCTTGACAGGGGCCCCGGCGAGCGTAAGCGAGGTCCACAAACGTAAACGCTTCTTATTTCTGGGAAAACCGAAAAAAATTGGAAAAATCAGAATGCCAGTAATGCAACGTAAGGTTGTAATCGGCTTCAAGCCCCAGCCCGGGCCGCAGGTGGCGTTCCTGCAGTCGCCCTTCGACATCACCGTTTATGGTGGAGCCCGTGGCGGCGGCAAGTCATACGCAACACTCGGGGAGTTCTGGCTGCATGCCGACCGCTGGGGGCAGCACGCACGGGGTCTCATGGTTCGCAAGACCCGCGAGGATCTCAAGGATACCATCGACACAGCCACCATTATGTATGGCAACGCCGCCCAGTGGAACGAGCAGAAGAAGTTCTTCAGGTTCCATAACGGTGCGGTGCTGCACATGGCGTATCTTGAGAGCGACAGTGACGCCCAGAACTATCAGGGCTGGAGCCTCTCCCGCGTCTACGTCGAGGAACTCACCCAGTACGCCGACAACCGCGCCATCTTCAAGCTGCTGGCCACCCTCCGTTCCTCGCAGAAGGGCCTTCGCTGCCAGTTCCGCGCCACCTGCAACCCCGGCGGACCGGGCCACGGCTGGGTCAAGAACTGGATCATCGACAAGGGCCCGATGAAACCCTACCGCGACCCCGAGACCCAGCTCACCCGGATCTTCATCCCTGCCAAGGTCACCGACAACCCAGCCCTGCTGTCCAATGACCCCGGCTACGTCAACCGCCTCCGGGCCTCGGGCTCCCCCGAGCTTGTCCGCGCGTGGCTCGAAGGCGACTGGGATGTCGTAGAAGGCGCATTCTTCCCCGAGTTCAGCAAAGCCCGCCATGTTATTTCCAACTCCCTGAAGATCCCCGAGTTCTGGACCCGCTTCCGTTCAATGGACTGGGGCTCCGCCAAGCCTTTCTCGGTGGGCTGGTGGGCTGTGGTCCAAGACGACCAGCCCCACGATGGCAAAATCCTTCCCCGCAACTCCATCATCCGCTATCGCGAGTGGTATGGCGCGAAGGCCCCCAATGAAGGCCTGAAGATCCCCGCCGAGCTTGTCGGCAAGGGCATCCGGGAAAGAGAGTACGACGAACACGTCGCCTACGGCGTGCTGGATCCCGCCGCCTTCGCCGTCATCTCCGGCCCCTCCATAGCCGAGACCATGCAGCGTTACGGCATCTACTTCCGGCGTGCCGACAACTCACGTCTCTCCGTCATGAAGCGCATGGGCGGTTGGGATCAGTTACGCGCTCGTCTCCGGGGCAACGAGGATGGCCATCCGATGATTTTCTTTTTTGACGACTGTCATGCTATCCTCCGGACGCTGCCGATGATGCAGCATTCCGAGGTCAATCCGGAGGATCTCGACACAGAAGCCGAGGATCACGCCGTGGATGAAACCCGCTACGCCTGCATGTCACGGCCATTTCGCCAGAGCAGTACCCCCGACCAAGAGGACAGGAACCCCTTCCTCGTGCGCAATGCCTTCAAGCTCGGGGATCTCGACCGATGACCCACCCCCCTGACAACCACAAGCGCAACCAGTTGGCCATGATCCTCAAGGCTCTCTTCGCCGGAGGCGGCAAGGGAGCCCCTGCCCCGCAACAACCGCAGATGCAAGCGCCGCAGCAGGATCCCGGCATCCTCGCCCATATCCTCCAGCACAGGGGAGGCTGACATTGCCCGCAAATCCATTCGGCCCCGGCGACCCCGTCTTCCCTACCCCCGCCTCTGCGGAGATCGGCAAGCCCGACCAGCCACCCCAGCAGCCGCCGGACACCAACTCCGCCGACGCCCCTGAAGACATCGACGCGAACTACTGGGAGCGCTGCCTCTCCGATGGCGAGCGTGCCGAGAAGGACTGGCGGCAACGGGGCCGCGAGATCGTCCGCATCTACCGCAACGACGGTTACTACACCGCGCAGGGCAAGAAGAAGCTCAATCAGGACATCGTCTTCAACGTCCTTTATTCCAACACAGAGGTGATGCTGCCGAACGTCTACGCCCTGCCTCCGAAGCCCGTCGTAAGATCCCGTTTTGTCCGCAAGTCGGAGCCGACGCCACCACCTCCACCCATGCCACCCCCACCCATGATGCCTCCCCCGGGGATGGGAGCCCCTCCGGGGATGGGGCCTCCTCCTTCTCTGGCGGGTGGACCTCCCTCTCCAGCCGGAGCCCCTCCGGGGGCAGGCCCATCACCATTAGGGGCTGCACCCCCCGGCATGGCGGGCCCGCCCCCGGGGATGGGGGCTCCTCCCATGGGTGCTGGCCCCGGCCCGATCATGGGCGATAACCTTGGCGGGCAGGCCGAGATGGCCCCGCCCGATGTCCACGTTCGCGTCACCACCGAGGATACCACCCCGCCTCCGCCACCCGAGCCCCCGCCTCCCCCTGATATGGAGCCCAAGCCCCCGGTGCCGGAAGCGATGGCCGGACCGCTTCGTCCAGCCCCTCCCGCTCCCGGGCTCCCCGAGCAGAAGGACATCGAAACCGCCGCTGCCGTGATGGAGAAGGCTCTGGAGATCGTCACCAACGATCAGGGCTCGCACGAGGCTGTCAAGGCTGCTGTAAAGGATCTCCTGCTTCCCGGAAGAGGGCTCTGCCGTGTGCGTTGGCATCCGCAGATGGCTCCGCCCCCGGAGCCCCCGGCTGCGCCCTTCCCGCAGATGGGGGCTCCGTCGCCAACCCCAGCACCTCCAATGGTCAAGATCTGGGAGACAGTCTCCGACGAGTACGTCTACTGGGAGGACATCCTTCTCGATCCTGTCCGGCAGTTTGGCGACACCGGCTGGATTGCCTTCAGGCATCTTTTCACCGAGAAACAGCTTCTCGACGAGTTTTCCGACAGCGAAAAGCTCATGAAGCTGAAAGCCGCCCGGAAGATGAGCGACCTCGTCAAGTGGACCGAGGAAAGCGCCGCCAAGGACGCCATCGGCGGCGGCGGCGCGATGAAGACCTCCGACAAGCTCGGCAGCGTCATCCGCAAGGCAATGGTATGGGAGATCTGGGATGCTGCCAGTGAGCAGATCATATGGCTTATCCGCGAACTCGACGGGATCGTACTGCGTGTTGACCCTGATGTTCTTGGCCTCTCCGGGTTTTTCCCCATCCCCCGTCCCCTGCTGGCCGTCACCACCACTGACAGCCAGATCCCACGTCCCTACTACGACCTCTACCGGCATCTCGCCACCGACCTTGACGAGACATCCCGCCGTATCTCTGCACTCACCGAGAAGATCAAGGTTCGCGGCGGCTACAACGCTGCCAACCGCGACATCGCCAGCCTCCTGCTGGCTGACGACGGCAAGATGATCCCTGTCGACGGCGTGGATCTTATGACTGGTGGCCTGCAGAACCACATCTGGATTGTTCCAGTCCTCGAATGGATGAACACCCTGAAGGAGCTTTATATCGCCCGCGAGCAGGTAAAGGGCGCGATCTACGAGGTGATGGGCATCTCTGACATCATGCGCGGCAACTCCAATCCTTATGAGACGGCCACCGCCCAGCGCATCAAGGGGACGATGGGCACCAACCGCCTTGATGGCCAGAAGCAGGTCTGCGCCAACTTCGCCCTCGACCTCCTGCGGATGAAAGCGGAGATCATCTCCAAGAACTTCGACGCCGAGACCCTGACCCGGATGACCGGCGAGGAGGTTACTCCAGCCGTCGAAGCCATCCTCCGCGACGACTTCCAGCGTGTCTGTGCCATCGACATCGAAACCGATAGCACAGTATCCATCGACGAGAGCCAAGAGCAGGAGAGCAACGCCAAGATGATGATGGCGATGCAGGGCATCCTGCAGGGGACGCAGGGCCTGCTGATGACCGGCGTGCTGCCCCCGCAGATGGTCATCCAGTTCAGTCTCGAGATGATGAAGATGATGATCCAGCCCCTGCGCAACTCCCGTGGCGTCGTCGAACTCATCGACGACTTCCAAGAGCAGTTGCAGGTCGCCGCCATGCAGGCTCCGCCGCAGCCGCCCATGCCTCCACCGGGTGCCCAACCGCCCGGTGCCGGACCTCCGGCGGGTCTGGGATCACCTCCCGGAGGTCCACCCATGCCACCACCCGGAATGAACGGCGCGGGGCCCCCGCCGCCGATGTAGTTGAACTAATTGCCAGTAGAGCGTAGAAACAAACGTCAAGTCCTGCAGGAAAGGATATTCGACATGGCCTCCCAGAAAAATACCGACGACAAGCGTTACTCGACATCCGCCGAGACGACCGCCGATACCCCCGAGCAGTTGACCATCACCGCCGGTACGTGGCCGAGCCCCATCGACACCTTCCGCACGCAGGTGCAGGGCACCTCCCTCACCGGGCTGATCCCTGTCGGTGACGAGAAGACCGCCTACCCGACCGGCACGCAGCAGACTGCGGGCTCCAAGTTCTGGATGAGGAACGGTTACTACAAGTCGGCAACACCAACCTGAAAGGGTTACTCAGATGGCCCTTTCACCCCGCGCCCAGTCCCTGATGCGGGCACAGGACACCGCCACCGCGACCTACCTGATGCCTATCGACGCCGTGAACCACAATGTTCACCGCAACAAGCAGGTCGCCATCGTCGACGCCAACGCCAATGACGCCAAGCCCCGCTACAACCAGTCCGACTACGTCGGCGGCGTCAGGAGCAGCGACCAGTCGCAAGGCACCGCCAATGTCGCCGTCGCCCGTGCCGATGGAGCCGTCAACGAGCCCGACTACGCGCCGCGCGTCCAGACCGCCAAGGCTACCGCCCTCGGCACCACCATCGTGCAGGACGTAGGCCGTCCCGCTGGCTGGATAGCACCCGGACAGCCCTACGCGGCAGTCCCGGCATCCCCGGCCAACGACCCGACGCTGACATCACTGACCCCGGCCACGGCAGTCGCCGGAGCCGCCACGCCGCAGTTCGCCATCAAGCTCACCGGCACCAAGTTCACGCCGTACTCGCAGGTCTGGATGGCTGGCGTTCCAGCGCCGTCGAGCATCTACACATACATCTCACCGACCGAGATGCGCTGCCAGATGAGCCCTGCGGCCTCGTTTGCCGGGGCGATCACCCTCGCCGTCGTCGATCATGGTATTTCTACCGCCACCCGGACGTTTACGTGGACTTGAGGAGAGCCCCATGCCTGAAGTCGATCCACTGGTCATCAATGTCGTCACCGTGGGAAAAGACGATCCCTACCCGACCGGCACGCCACCGGACGGCACGCTGATCCCGGCCCGCGTCCACCTGCCGCCGCAGCAACTGATCGCGGCGGCGAAGAAGTACAACCAGTCTCAGGCGAACCTCCTCGCGGGGGGAATGATCGCCGGGGGCGCAATGTATACGGGGCTCTGAGATGGTCGTATATGTACGGCGCAACGGTGTGCTGGTCGAGAAGACCAAGGGCGACGTGAAGCCCTACCGGTTCGAAGCCTACGAGAGCCCTGTCGATGGCTCCCTGATTACCTCTCCCCGGCAACGGGAGAGGGACTTGAACAACTCCAATTCTTTCGATCCCAGAGACTTGTCCAATGGCCATGAGTGGTCCCGAGGCAGGGACGCACAGAAGGCAGAAGTGAATGCCAACAGAGACAGACAACAACTCGATTTCTGGCGTTGAACCCACGCCGGAGCCCCGTCCGAGCCTCCGCGAGATAGCCGAGGCTGCGTATGACGAGGGCTCTACACCAGAAACCGCCCCCGAGGAGCGATCTTCCAGCGAAGACACGCGCGCCCGGGACGAGCGGGGACGATTTGCGGCTAAAGAGCAGCCACAAGAACCGGGTGAAGCAGAGCGCCGCGCTCCCAGCCCCGAAACTACCCCGAAAGAGGCTCAAGACCGACCTGATACAGCGCCGCAAGGGACGAGCAATCAGATACCGGAACACTGGAGTGCGGAATTTCGCGCCGACTTCGCCAAATTGCCGCAGGAGGGACAGAACATCCTCCTGAGACGGTATGGCGAGATGGAAGCCGACTACACGCGCAAGTCTCAAGCGAATGCCACGGCAGTCCAAGCCGTCAATGCCCTCGCACCGATCTTTCAGGATCCGGACATCGCCCGGAGCCTGCAGGAAAACCAGATGCATCCGATCCAAGCCATTCAGGACTGGGCCCGGATGCACAAGGCCGCGTCCAATCCCGACCCACGGGTGCGGGCGCAGACCCTGTACGAGATCGCAGAGCGCATGGGCTTCGACCCAGCCAAGGTTTTTGCACCAAATCGCCCGCCGACATCCAATCTGCCAGAGCATCTGCAGAAGGATCCGGCTGTCCAGTTCTTTGCTGACCAAGCCAGTAAGACTGAAAGCGATTTGCAGGCTCTCCGTTCCGAACTTAACCAGTTCCGGTCTCAGGAGACCCAGCGCATAGAGGGGGAAGCCCTTCGCGCCACGCGCTGGTCCATCGACAACTTTGCGGACGAGAAGGACCAGAGCGGCAAGCCTCTCCGGCCCTATTTCGACCGTGTCCTCAGCGCCGTCATCGACATGTACAAGGCCAACCCCGACCGAGACCTGCAGGAGGCCTACGAAACGGCCTGCTGGACGGACCCGGCGGTCCGGCAGGAGATGATGCGGATGGAATGGACCCGGACACAGCACGCGGCCTCCAACCAGAGGGCCGCGCAGGCAGTGCGCAGCAACGTCAGGGGGATGACAAACCCCGTGTCGAAACCTGCACCGGACAAGAAAGGTAACGGGAGCCTCCGCGATGCGCTGGAGGCCTCTGCTGACGAGGTTGGCTTCTCATGATAGGAGCTTGCCGCCATGGCGGAACCCACAGTCAACCAGTTGGTAGCGACGACCCTGTCGAACTACCACAAGGAGCTTGCCGATAACGTCAGCAACTCCAACGCCGTCACCGCCCTGCTGAAGCAGGGGAACCGCATCCGTACCGTTGACGGCGGTCGCAGCATCAACTGCCCACTCGTCTACGCGGAAGAAACTTTCGCGTGGTACATGGGCACGGAACTGCTCTCCCGCGCCATCAAGGAGACGATCTCGGAGGCCGACTACGAGCCTGCGAACGCCGTCTCGTCGGTGACGTTGTCGGGACCGGACCTCGCCAAGAACAAGGGCCGTGAACGCATCCTGAACCTGCTGGAGAGCAAGGTTCAGAATATGGAAGCGACGATGAAGAACAACATCACCAAGGCTATCTACGGTGATGGCACTGTCGCCAAGTCCTTCGCGGGCTTGAAGGCCTTCATCACCAACGACGGCCTCGGGACGGTTGGCGGCATCGACGCCG